GGGTTAGACCTGACGCCCATGAACTCACAGCGTGTCCTACAGGGGAATGTGGAATTTGGTATCGGTAAATACATGAAGGTTAAGCGTATGGTATCTGACGTTAAGACCTTCTCCGATAAGAAGACAGGGGAGCCTGTGAACGTGGACTATGGTGGCGCACCTACAGTAGTAGACCTCACCCAAGGGAAAGAGAACAAGCGTCTGTGGAGCTTCTCAGAAGATGGCGCTATCGGTAACGGCACTAAGGCTAAGGTGCAGTTTGAGACTTATGCTAGTGGAGCAGGAGTTCGTCTGATGAATGTGGGAATTACTGAGCATGTAGCTTATGAGACTAACTCAGCCCCGACAGAAGATGACGAACTGTTTATGGTGGGATGATACAATGAAAGTTACAATCACCTTTGAGAATGATAGTGAAGAAGATGGGTTTGATGGTAAGACAAGTGTTGAGCGTTATGGGGTAGAGGACTTATATTCATTAGCATACGTCTTCGCTGAAGCTACTAGGTCAGCAGGATTTACATATGTTGAAGCTGTAGCATTTGAGAAGGATGATGGTAAGATGGTGTTTGGAGACTTGTAATGAACTATGGCAAAGTGCTAATTGATGGTGATATTGTAGCTTATCGGTCAGCCTTTGCTACTCAGGACTTGTTTCCAAAGGATGCTGAAGCTAAAGCTGATGAGCTTGTTGACTTTATACTTGAGCAGACTGTGCTGTTCCCTGAGCCAGATGACTACATAGTCTACCTAACTGGTAAGGGGAACTTCCGACACGAGATAGCTAAGTCACATGAGTACAAAGGCAATCGTAAATCAGTAGAAAAGCCAGTGCATCTTTACCATATTCGTGATCATCTAACTACTAAATACAATGCTATAACTAGCGAAGGAGAAGAAGCTGATGACCTTATAGCAATAGAAGCAACAAGACTTGGACCTGATACTGTCGTTGCCTCAATAGACAAAGACATGTTGCAGATACCTTGTCACCACTTTAACTTTGGTAAGAACGAGTGGAAAACAGTAGATGAATGGTCAGGACTACAGTTCTTCTACAACCAGATCTTAACAGGCGATAGGGCAGACAACATAGTTGGTTTATATCGTGTAGGCCCAGTTAAAGCTACAAAGATGTTAAGTGAGGCTAAGACTGAAAAGGACTTGTGGGAAGCCTGTGTTAAAGCCTATGATGGTGATGTAGATAGGGTAATAGAGAATGCTAGGCTACTATGGCTTAGACGTACAGAGGGCGAGATATGGCAACCACCAGTGAACGTAGAAGACACGCAATAAAGAATGGCTACAGATCTGGTTTAGAGGATGACATAGCTAAGGATCTTAAGGACAGGGGCGTAAACTTTGAGTATGAGAAGCTAAAGGTACAATGGCAACTTCTTGAGAATAAGACTTACACTCCTGACTTTAAACTGCCCAATGGTATTATCATAGAATCTAAAGGCAGGTTTGTTCAAGCTGATCGTAAGAAGCACTTAATAATACAAGATCAACATCCCTTTCTCGACATAAGGTTTGTCTTTTCTAACTCTAGGTCTAAGTTATACAAAGGTGCAAAGAGTACATATGGGGATTGGTGCAATAAGCATGGGTTCTTGTACGCAGATAAAAGGATACCCGACGAATGGCTAACACAATCCTGATTAAAGTGCATCGTGTTCTTGATGGCCCCTATGAAGACGAAGACGGTAATTACTGGTTAAACTGTAGAGTAGAAGATCCCCAAGAGAGAAACCCAAGTAAAGTTATGTTTGATGAAGAGATCCCGTTTGTCTCCTTTGATGCAGCCTATGAGTTTCAGAACCACTTCTACAGATCAATCGAACCCATACTAATAGAATTTGAAATGGATACCCGATATGACAGCTAAGACAGCAGTAGTATTCTCATGCGCTCACTCAGACCCCTCAACAGGAAATGAGCGTTTCGACTGGCTAGGGGAATTAATCTATGAGGTAAACCCTACCTACATAATTGACTTAGGTGATGGTGCTGATATGCGCTCTCTTAACACCTTTGACACACGTTACCCAGAGGCTATAGTAAGTCAGAACTACGAACAGGACATCAACTGCTATAATGAAGCAATGGATCGTCTACGGAAGAAACCTAGTGATAGAAAGTATAAGCGCCCATATTGGATTGGCTTTGAGGGGAACCATGAGAATAGAATCAAAAAGGCTATCGCACACGACCCAAGACTACAGGGAGACAAGTACGGGATTTCCTTCGGCCATCTTCAAACAGACCAATGGTTCGACGAATACCACGAATACACTAATAGCGCCCCCGCTATCGCTGACTATGATGGCATTTCTTACGCTCACTTCTTTAGTAGTGGTAATTATGGTACAGCTATGTCTGGTTTACATCACGCTAATAGCTTACTCGCCAATCGTAATCACAGTTCTACTTGTGGGCATAGCCATAAACGTGATCTTAAGTTTAAAGATGGCGCACACCCTAACGGGATTATCGGTTTGGTTGCGGGTTGCTACAAAGGCTCAGAAGAAACGTGGGCTGGACAGGCAAATAGAGACTGGTGGAAAGGTTGTGTAATCAAGCGTGAGATTAGCAACGGTATCTATGAGCCTGAGTTTGTATCACTTAAGAGGTTAAAGGAAATGTATGGGTAAGCGTAGTGACTTTGAGAGGATACCAAGGGATTATTATCCTACACCAATAGAAGCTGTCGAACCTCTTATAGCCCATCTACCATATGAGAAGTTTGATTTTGTAGAACCCTGTGCTGGTGATGGAAGACTGATACACCACATACACAAACTAACAGACGGTCTAGGGGAATGTTTATATGCTTGTGACATAGAACCTAGACACCCAGACATTAAGCAGATGGATGCAATGGAGATAAGTTTTGGCAGTCAGTATAAGGTTATTGACCTCTGCATTACTAACCCACCGTGGGAAAGAAAGTTCTTACATGCTTTCATAGATCACTGGACGGAGATATGCCCAACTTGGTTGTTGTTTGATGCTGATTGGGCGCACACTAAACAGTCTGCTGCACTTATGACTTATTGTACAAAGATCGTAAGTATAGGCAGAGTTAAATGGATTGAAGGTAGCAAGATGACAGGTAAAGACAACTGCGCTTGGTACTTGTTCGATAAAGACGATAGAAACGCACACACAGAATTTTATGGAAGGTTGATGTAATGCTTACAGCGAAAGATATGAAAGATATGATTGATATGTATTCTCAGTTTGTAGAGGACAAGATGATTACTAAAGGTCGGGAGCGACTGATTGAGAATGCTCTTGGACTTACTGGTGAAGCTGGTGAGGTATCTGAGAAGATTAAGAAGCTATTTCGTGACAACAGGATTGATGATGATGCAGTGTTAAGAGAGTTAGGTGACGTACTGTTCTACACTGTAGCTCTGTCTAACATCTTTGGTGGCAGCTTAGTTAAGATCATTGAGTTGAACATGGAGAAGTTAAACGAGCGTGTTAAGAACGGTACACTACAAGGATCAGGTGACAATCGATGAGTAAGAAGAGGACAGGCATGTCGTGGTTCTGGAGATATATGAACTACCTTGCGACATGGCGAACCCACAGAATAGCAATCAAGCAGCTTAACCAACTAACAGATAAAGAACTACTAGACATTGGCATAGCTAGATCAGATATTGACCGTATGGTCTGGCTAAAAGAAGATAAGACTATGAGAGCGAGAGGAAAAGCTGAAGATGAATAATTACCTACCAACTGACTACCAGACTTTTATTGCTAAGTCTCGCTACGCTAAGTATATCGACGGTGAGGGCCGTGAGGATTGGGGAGATACAGTAGAACGCTACATGGATAATGTGGTACGCCCTAAAGCTGGTAACGATTCCTATGTAAACCAACTACGGGATGCCATCTTAAACCTAGAAGTTATGCCCTCTATGCGAGCTATGATGACTGCTGGCCCAGCACTGGCCCGTGACAATACTGCTGGGTACAACTGTAGCTACTTGGCTGTAGATGACCCCAAAGCATTTGATGAGGCTATGTTTATCTTGTTGTGTGGTACAGGTGTAGGCTTCTCAGTAGAGCGTCAGTTCATCCAGAAGCTACCAGAGGTTCCTGAGCTATTTGAGAGCGACACAGTGGTTGTAGTTAAAGATAGTAAGGAAGGGTGGGCTAAAGCCTTTAGGCAAGTCCTTGCGCTTCTCTGGGCTGGTGAGATACCTAAGTGGGATGTGACTGCTGTACGTCCTGCTGGTGCTAGACTTAAGACCTTTGGTGGTCGTGCATCTGGCCCTGCACCTTTAGTTGAACTATTTAACTTTGCAGTAACTACATTCAAAGCTGCACAGAACCGTAAGCTATCTTCTATTGAGTGCCATGACCTTATGTGTTTCATTGGTCAGATTGTTGTAGTTGGTGGTGTTCGTCGTAGTGCTATGATTTCTCTATCTAACCTGTCTGATGATCGTATGCGTCATGCTAAGTCAGGACAATGGTGGGAAACAGCAGCCCATCGTGCATTGGCTAACAATAGTGTTAGTTATACAGAGAAGCCTGATATGGAGACATTCATGCGGGAGTGGCAAGCCCTAGTGGAGAGTAAGTCAGGTGAACGGGGTGTCTTTAATCGTCAAGCTAGTAAAGTACAGGCAGCTAAGAATGGACGTAGAGATCCCAACTATGAGTTTGGTACTAACCCCTGTAGCGAAATTATCTTACGACCAAACCAGTTCTGTAACCTGACAGAGGTTGTAGTACGGGCTACAGATACTGTTGAGGACTTGGAGCGTAAGGTACGCCTAGCTACAATACTAGGTACTATCCAATCATCTATGACTAAGTTCCCTTACTTGCGTAAGATCTGGAACAAGAACACAGAAGAGGAGAGACTACTAGGTGTGTCTTTAACAGGCATTATGGATAATAGACTAACTACCAGTCAGAATGCTGGTCTTGATAAAACATTAGAAAGGTTAAAAGATGTTGCAATATCTACGAATGCTGAGTGGGCTGAACGCCTTAACATCCCTGCTTCTGCTGCTATCAGTTGCGTTAAACCAAGTGGTACTGTCTCCCAACTTGTTGATTCTGCTAGTGGCATCCATGCTCGTCATAGCCCTTATTATGTTCGTACTGTGCGTGGAGATAACAAGGACCCGCTGACGAAGTTTATGATTGATAAGGGTGTGCCTAACGAACCGTGTGTTATGAAAGGCGACACAACTACAGTCTTTAGCTTCCCAGTTAAGTCACCATCAGGAGCAATCACTAGGAACGATATGACAGCCGTAGAGCAACTAGAGATGTGGCTGACGTATCAACGCTCATGGTGTGAACATAAGCCAAGCGTGACGATCTCAGTACGTGATGAGGAGTGGATGGAAGTGGGTGCATTTGTCTACAAGCACTTTGATGAGATGTCAGGGGTGTCGTTCTTACCTCACTCAGATCATACTTATCAGCAAGCACCTTATCAGGACTGTACTAAAGAGGACTACGAAGAATTGTTAGCTATTATGCCAAAGGCTATCGACTGGTCTGAACTTTCAGAATATGAGGATGAAGACAATACTGCTGGTAGTCAAACAATGGCTTGTAGTGGTGACACTTGTGAAATAGTAGATCTAACATAGGGGGAGGGGCATATGATTTGCCAAGGTTGTAAAATCTACACTGAGGACATTCATAAACATCATATTGTACCAAAAGTTTTAGGCGGTATAGATGAGGATAGTAATATAGTAAATCTTTGCGAGTCTTGTCATGGCAAAGTACATGGCAGGAATATGTTAAACCATAGAAAACTTACTAAAGAGGGGTTAAAGAAAGCAAAGGCTAGGGGTCAGGTACTGGGAGCATACGACAAGAACGACAAGAACAGGTTCATTGGGCGCACTGGTACGAAAGAGGATTGCGTCAAAGCAGCTACAGCCAAGAAGCAATACGCCAACGCTAAAGCTGTAAATTATTACAAACCTATCTTTTATATGCTAGACCCTGATCGTAAATTGTCTGGCAGAAAAATGGCAAAGGTGCTAGAGACTGAGGGCATACCCACACCTCTTGGTAAGAGTAGCTGGCAAAACACTCAAGTTAAAAGAATCTACAAGAGGTTAGATAGTTGCGTAGAGGGGAAACTATAATGGCTAAGTGGGACTTAAGTAAGATGGAATCTGATAATGTAAACAGTCCACCACACTACGGACAAGGTAGTATTGAGTGTATCAAATACATTGAGGACTTCTTAAGCAAGGATGAGTTTGTAGGCTACCTACGAGGGAATATAGCTAAGTACCTTCATAGGTGGCGCTACAAGAATGGCTTAGAGGATCTTAAGAAGGCTGAATGGTACTTATCTAAGCTCATACAGGTGGAGAGTAAGAAATGATAAGCCTAAATCAGTCAGTAGACTTAGTACACTTAGGTGTCACACTCTACTTGGTCTGGAAGGTACATAAACTACAACAAGAAGTGGACTATGCTTACTTTACACTGAGTAACCTACTAAAGTCTTTAACCAGTACATTTAAAGCAATGACACAATAGAAAAAGCCCCTGCGTCCAACTAAGGATACAGGGGCTTCTTTATTGTATACACCAGCTAAGGTGGTTTTTGTGAACTACTTACCGAAAAATTTAGATACTGACCTAATTCCTATGGATGCTGATACGATCCCCCCAAGGGAATACTGATACCATGTTGGCATAGTTTCTAGTGCTGCAAAACCAGCTTGTACTATAGCATTACCCCAATCACCACAGAAGGCTAGTATCAGGGGAATACTGAAAAGTAGGGTTATCCACTCATCTTTCCAGCTATTCTGTGTAGCCTGTATAGCAGCTAGATCCCAGTCTATCTCACCAGTAAGCTGTTTCTTCTTAATCTCAGCCTCAGTTAGTTTGATTTGTGTCTTACTGTCGATCACACTTGTAGCTAGACCAACTACACTACCTATTATTTGTCCTATCATTTGCTTTCATTCCCTAACCAAACAGCGAAGGCTCCTGTTAAAGCTCCAGTTACAGTTGCAGTGAGTGCAGTTGCTTGTGATGTCATAGCCTCTGGGGGTAACGACATAAACCACTCAATCACTCTAATGTACATACCAGTCATAACTAGCATCATTATTCGTGGTAGTAGTTTCCAAGCTAGTATAGTTTCCATTGCTGTTGTCATTTATAGCATCCCCTTTGATGACATTATCAGAAGTACACCTATCCCTGTAATTATAGACAGTACGATTAGAGTACCTCCAATAACAACTACCTTCTCTACCATCTCTTGCTTACGTTTCCTAGCAGCGTCTTCTCTTTCTTTACGTTCTCTACGTGTTCTAGCTCTGATTTCCTGTAGCTCACCCCAAGCGGAGTAACC